TGCCCCTGGGCTTCCAGCGATTCCCCTTCTTCCAGGAGCCTCCCGCGGCCCCGGCCAACCCGGTCATCCAGTTCATGCACGCGAGGTTCCCGCTGGCAGACCCCCCAGCGTGGGTGCCTCCTGCGTTTCTCCCGTTCCCCTACTGGCAGGCACCCCCGGCTGGAGCCAACCCAGTCATCTCCTTCATCATGGGCCAGGCCCTCCTCCGGGACCAGGACCCGTGGATCATGGCTGGGTTTGCACGGGTGGTCCCCTTCGCCCCGATCAGCCAGGTCCCCTCCTTCCTCTACGGGCGGGCCCTGCTGGAGCCAGAGACCCTCTTCCCCCGGGCCGAGTACCAGCGATTCCCCTTCGTCTCCACGACGCCCCCACCGCCAGCCAACCCCGTCATCTCCATGCGGATGGGCCAGCCGGTCCTCGTGGGCGCCGAGGTGGAAGCCGCCGCCTTGACGCACTACCAGCAGTTCCCCTACTGGCAGGAGCCACCCGTGGTCCCCGGGGGCGAGGAGTACATCATCACTTTCCGCCGCCGCCGCGGTAGGTAGTAGGTATACTTCCCACTCAAGGAGGAACACATGGCAGACACACCCGATCCCAAGCCCGCTGGCGACCCAGGCCCCCAGCCTGCCCTCTCCATCGACGACATCCGAAAGGCCGTAGGAGAAGAGGTGGATGCCCGCCTCGCCAACTACACCCCACCGGACCCCCCGGCCCGGGAGCCCGATTCCACTCCCCAGGCCACCGTCCGCAACCCCCTGGCCGACGTGATCGGCCCCCTGGTGGACCCCCACTTCCAGCGGCTCGCCGTGGAGGTGGCAGACGCCAAGGACTCGTCCCTCTTCTACGCCGAGAACCCGGACGCCCTCGCCCACAAGAAGGGCATCGAGGACGCCTTCGAGGCCCTCAAGCGCCAGGGCACCCCCATGGCCCGGATCGCGGTCTACAAGTGGTACAAGGGCAATCACTTCGAGGAGTTCTACAAGGCCCAGAAGGAGGCCGAGGCCGAGGAGGCGGAGCGTGCCAAGGCCGCCATCGACGTGGGCCCCGGCGCCACCCGCACCCGTCAAGTCCCCGCCAAGGACCCTCACGACATGACGGACGACGAACTGGCCGCCGCCCTCAAGGGAGTCGCCTGGTAGACCCGTCCCCCACCCGGCTGCCACCGTGCGTAAGACCTCTCTGGGGGTCTCCCGGGTGACGGGACTCCAACTTCCCTCTTGACACCACCCCTCCCCGGGGGCACCCTCACCCTCAGAGGTTCTCCTGGTATAAACGAAGGGTCAGCCAGGGCACCTCAAGAAGTCTGATGGAGACGGCCAGTGTCCCCGCCGAGTGACCCTGTGCGGGGGAATGAGCGGGCCGACTCCGGGGCGCCACCATACGCCACAGGCTGGGTCACACGACTCCTGACCCATGAAAGAGGTGAACCAGAGTGGCTGACGTAGCAACGACCTTCTCAACCCTGTCGGTAGACGCGCCCAACGTATTCATCGCCCGGGAGACCTATCGCCTGGCGGAGCGCAACCTCCGTGTCGGCAAGTACGCGAAGATGCACACCCTGCCACAGCGCATGTCCAAGACGCTTCGGATCGTGCGCCATGGCCGTCTCGTGCTTCCCACCGGAACCCTGACCGAGGGAACGCCCCCGGATGCGGTCGCCCTGTCGGTGGAGAACGTGGACGTGACTGTCGAGCAGTGGGGAATCGTGGTCTTGCTCACGGACGTAGCTCTCATCACCACGCAGCACCCGGCGCTTCAGGTCGCCATCGACCGGACGGCACTGGCCATGGCGGAGGTGCTGGAGCGCGAACAGTGCGTCATGCTGATGGCGGGGACCCAGGTGTATTACAAGGGTTCCGTCACGGTGAGGTCGTCCATCGGGGCGACTGACTATCTGGACAATGCGACCGTGCTCAAGGCGCTCACCGCGCTCCGTGGTAGGGGTGCAGGTGAGTACGAGGGCGGTCTCTTCGCGGGGTGCATGGCGCCCCAACAGGAGTCCGACCTGATCTCGGCTGACCAGACCTTCAAGGATGCCTCCAACTTCGCCAACGTCAGGGCTCTCCAGTACGCGGAAATCGGTATCTGGGCTGGAACCCGGTGGAGTCGGAGCAACTTCATGCCCATCTTCAAGGGGCAGTCCACCCCGGATGCTTCCGCGGCTTCGGGGACCTTGGATGCCGGGACGGCAAAGCCTCAGGTCAACGCCATCGACGGTGGTGGGTCCATCACCTCCTCCACGAACTTCAAGTTCGCGGTGGTGTTCCGTGATAAGACCACCGACTACGAGCGTCACATCACCCAGACCTCCGCCAACATCGCCTCAGCGGCGACCGGAAACAACGAGTCGTTCACCATTGGAGTCTCCTCGGCCTGGCTGACCAACTACTACTACGACGTGTACATGACCGTCGCGGGTGGGGCTGGCAACCTGTTCAAGGTGCTCTCTCGGCAGACGACCACGACCTCATCGGCCATCACCACGATCCCTGCGGGGACCGAGGCGGTGCTCCCTGTGGCTCCGGCTGCAACCCGCGAGGTGTTCGTGGCGTGGGTGTTTGGTAAGGATGCCTTCGGGCGTGTGGAACTGAATGGGATGTCCCTCCAGTCCTACATCACCCCGCAGGGGGCCTCGTGGTCCAACCCACTCGCTCAGGGCCGCAAGGTAGGCTCCAAGATCATGTGGAAGTCGTTTATCATCGATAACAACTTCTTCGCGCGTCTAGAGACTGCCTCGCAGTTCAGCGCGGGCCTACCGACCGGCTAGACACCGGGCGCCACTCTGGTTACACTCCTCACCAGGGTCTCATCCCCCTGGTGGGGAGTAGAACCCTTAGAGGAGGCTGAGTTGAGCGATCATCCCTGGACCATTCCCCCTGGCTCCCTCCCTCCCCTTCCCCGTCGCTACAAGCCCCGTCGCAAGCCCAAGACCCCCCGAGCCCAGAAGAAGAAGGGTGGACGACCGCCTGGCTCCGGCACCTCAGGCTCCGCCCCCTCGGAGCAGATGAAGCCCGAGACCATCACCCTGCTGACTCACCACAACATCAACGACAACCACTACGGCCCTGGGGTGGTGACCGTCCCCCGGGTGGTCGCCCAGGAACTCCTCAACCGGGAGTACCAGGTGCGTATGTCCGAGGCCCGCTTCCGCCGGGACGACATCGGGGTCATCATCGGGGCGCGCACCGCCCAGGGCTCCATCAAGACCTACGAGATTCCAGGAGCCCTCTTCGATGAGACCTACGGGCGGATGAACCCCACGGAGTCCATCTCCGGCAAGAACTCCATCGACCCCGGGCTGGCCGCGGGACACAACCAGTTCTAACCCCTTACCAAGAAGGAGGAATCCGTGAAGGTGACAATCATCAAGATGGTGGCAGATGGCGAGCAGTTGTCCGTGGAGTGGCCCATCCCCACCGACTGGATCAAGCTGCACCAGCAGGGCAAGATGCACCTCGCAGATTCCCTCCGGCCCGCCTTCGATCTGATCGACGCCCGGCTGATGGAGATGAACAAGCGCATCATGGCCGGGAACTACCTCATCCAGAAGCTGCCCCCGGATGCCCACTTCGCGGTCAGCAACCTGATGGACGTGCTCCACGGCAAGGCTTCCGGCCCCGCGGTCGAGGCCATCCTCAAGGAGCGCCAGGCGGAACTGGAAGCCGCCCAGGCCCGCGCCGAGGCTGCCGCCCAGGAGGAGAAGGCGCGCCTGGCCAAGCTGACTCAGCCGGTGGTCATGCCTCCCATGCCCGGCGAGAACCCGGCCCGGATCAAGCGCCGGGGACGCCACCCGCGGAAGGAGAACGTGGTGGAGGCCCCGCCTCTCGCTGGGCCCAACGCTGACATCCCCGGGGGCGTGTGATGGCCGCCCCCAAGGTCCGCCTGGTCCCCCTGGACCCCTACGACGGCAAGACGGGGGTTCTCATCCCCTTCGTCCTGGACCGCATCCGCACCATGGCCCTCACCCACAACCGCGAGGGGGACCCGGATCAGGCCATGGTGGGCATCGGGTCCCGGGTATACAATCAGGACCCGAGTATCAAGCTGGTGGCCTTCCTGGACGAGCGGAGCAAGCTGGTGGGTCACGCGGTCGCCTCCATCGAGACGGACGGGGTGCGCCACTGGTTGTTCATCTCCCAGGTGGGGATGGACCCTGGGGAGTGGGGAGATGCGGTGGTCCGGGCCCTGGAGATGGCAGACCAGTGGGCCCAGGACTTCTCCACCGCGTACCTTCTCCCTCGCAAGAAGGAGCCTATCCGTGAGATGCTGATGGCGACGAAGCGGGATGACCGGGCCTGGCAACGGAAGTTCGGCTTCCAGTTCCTCCGGTACATCATGGTTCGGGAGATCGGCACCAAGGGAAAGGAAGAGTGACCTAGTGTGGAGGGCATCCTTCGTGTAAACGAGGAGGGGGTCTACTGGACCCCTCCCATCTCCGGCGGAGGCGGTGGGTCGGCTGGGCGAACCCAGTCCCAGCAGCAAGCCTCCACCTACGACCCGGAACTCTCCGCCATCAACCGGCTGGCTCGCACCCAGTTGGAGGCGGGCATCTCCCAGACCGGGGGCCTCCCGTCCTACCTCAAGCCCAATCCCTTCGCCCTCCCCACGGGTGAGGAGCGGGGGCTCTACGGTGAGATCGCCGCACTGAAGGACAAGCCCCTGATGACTCCACTAGAGGCATCGGGGCTCTCCCGGCTGGAGACGCTGGCGGACCCGTCCAAGCAACTCGAATACGCCTCCAACCTCTACAACCAGTACGCGGCTCCCATCATCCGCAACGACGCCACCGTCCGGGGGCAGGGGCGCCAGGGCGTGATCCCCGAGTCCCTCGCTGCCGGATTCGCCCAGATGGCTCTCCCGATCATCCAGGGCGCCCAGGGGGCCGGATCGGAACTGGCCAAGACCTCGCTCCTCCTGGGTCCGTCCCTGGAGCAGCGCAACCTGGCCCGGATCGAGCAGGCGATCCAGGCCACCCAGGCTCCGCGCCTGGCCGAGTCCGCGGAGTACATGCGCCCCCTCGCCACCATCGCCAACATGATCGGTGGCCTCCCCTACGGGGGCGGCTCCGTCTCGGGCTACCAGACCGGGCGCACCAAGGCCACCCGCGGCGACTTCGATGTCCTGGGCGACCTCCTCATCCCCCTCATCGGGGCGGTGGCGGGAGGCGTGGCCGCCTGCTACCTGTCCACCGCTGCCCTCGTCCCCAGCCGCGCCATCCAGTGGAGGGTCTACCTCTCCTGGCAGGCGCCCCTGTGGGAGCGTGTGGCCTATCGTGCCCTCTCCGTGGTCACCAAGGGCCGGTCCAAGTGGTCTCGGGCCCTCATGCGGCGGTGGGCTCACTGGAGGTTGGCTTAGATGGGTGCCGGGGGCGCGGGCGGGTTCTCGGGTGGAGGGGCCGCGGGCGGCTTCATGGGTGCCAAGAGTGGAGGGGCCCAGTCCGGGCGCACCCAGAACAAGACCTACGGGGAGATCATGCAAATCGCTCCCCTTCCCAAGCCCATGCAAATCCCCCGCGGGGGACAGGGCGTGGGCCGCGGGGACCTCACCGGGTCTGCTCTCATCCCCCCGGACATCGGAGTCGCCCCTTCCGTCCAGGACAAGAAGGAGGGCACCTTCACCCCTGCGATGGGCGCCGACCTGGCCAAGGCGTATGACCGCATCTTCGGCCCCAAGCCCTTCGACCCCGCGGGGGAGACCCAGACTCCTGCCTACAAGGAATACCGTCGAAGCGAGTGGCAGCTTCCTACTTTCTCCAATCCTGACATGACTCGCTGGGGGTATATGTGATGGCCCTCATCCGCCGCATCAATCCACTGGGACAGGAGGAAGTGGTCGAGGTCCCGGAGATGCTCGCCCCCAGGGGCACCCCTGAGGGCCAGCCTGGGGACCGTCAGACCGACCTCCCTCCCATCCGCCCCGTGGAATCTCTGCGCTCCCAGCAGCCCGTGCAAACGCCAGAGCGCCCCGCGGGGCCCGGCTTCTGGGAGCGTCTCGGCGGCCCCACCCCGGACCCGCAGCGAGGCTTCTGGGACAGCGTAGGTCACTTCGCCACCTCCGACCTCGGGCGCAACCTGATCGGGGCCCTGGGTGTCGGCCTGGCAGGCATCCGCAACCCGCGGGACCAGGGCCGCTTCCAGGAACAGTTGATGCAGACCGTCCTGACCGGGGCCAAGGAGCGCCAGTTGGCCCGCACACAGGCGGACGCCATGGGAGCCCTCATGCTCTCCGCCAACGAGGCCAACGCTCTCATCGCCAAGGGAGACTTCGACGGAGCCTCCCGCGCCATCGGTACGATGGCCAGCAACCCGGCGGTCAGGCGGGACCCGCGGGCGGTCCAGTACGTGCTCAAGGCCCAGCAGGACTTGGCCCAGCGGGCGGCCACTCGTCAGGGCATCCAGGCCCTCCGGGAGTCCACCAAGGTCACGGTCCCCGGCACCCCCGCGGTCAGGGGCGAGGACGTGGGTGGGATCGGGCCCTTCGAGGTGACTCCGGCCACCCCGGAGACCACGACCCATCGCCCCATCACGACCGAGGACCTCCTCGCCTTGGCGTACTCGCAGGGGAATCTGGATGTCGTCAAGGACTTGGCTCCCATCTTCCCCAAGCCCACGCCTCACTTCTTCCACAACGAGAAGCAAGGCATCGTGGGACTCATCGACCCCTCTGGGCAAGTGCTCACTCGCCAGTACACTCCAGGCCCACCCAAGGAGCCTTTGACCATCGAGAACATGAAGCCCTACATCCCCCTCCTGGCTCGTCTGGGAGTGTCGGACTTCCCTGGCTTCGTGGGTATCTACAACAATGGGGACCCTAAGGACCCCAAGGCCCAGGGAAGGGCCCAGGCCCTCTACAACATCGCCATCCTCCAGACCCAGGAGGAGTCTCCTCTCAAGTCCGAGCAGGAGCGATTTGCAGAGGACCTCCGCAAGGAGGAGGAACTCATCAAGGCAGGGAAGCCCGTCCCCGCCAACGTCAAGGCCGGTGCCGAACGGGCTCGCATCTACTACCGGGAGCAGGGGAAGCTGGCAGGGACGAAGGCAGGCGCCACTCAGGATGTCGCCCTCTCCGGTCCCATCGCTCACGAGGCCGAGAACTACATGGACCCGGAGACGGGGCGCCACCCCAACGCGAGTCTCTCCAAGCAGGAGGTCTACAAGACCTACATCCCCGTCAAGGGGGAGGGCGCCAAGACGGTCATGCTCCGGGCCCGGCCCCTGTGGGAGGCGCTCAACCGCATCGAGCAGATCATCACCACTAGCCCTGACCTGTACCCTCCCTCCACGGGGAACAAGCTCAAGGACAACCTCGCGGTGGGCAAGGCATATGCCAACTACTTCACCGGGGCCAAGACCGACCCGCGGGTGGGCAAGTTGCGAGATGCCTTCGCTCCCTATGGCCCGGCCCTCAACCGATTCTCTGGTGACACGGGCAACGTCGCCCTGTCGGAGCGGGCCACGAACCTCCAGGCTCTCGCCACCTCACCGCGGACCCGGGAGGTAGCCTTGGAGACTCTCAGCGAACTCCGGTCCAGCATCCGGGATCAGATGGCGCAGATGGGTTTCAACGTGGACAAGATTCTCGGCGGGTGGAAGCCCTCCAGCATCCCCGGGGTCCGCCGCAGCGTCCAGGAGAACTGACCATGGGCACCTGGCGATTCGAGTTGAATGATGGAAGCATCATTCGAGGGGAGGGCAATACCGAGGCCGAAGCCTACCTCCAGGCCCAGGCCGCCCTCACCCAGAAGGGGGGCGTAGAGCAAGTCTCCCCTCCCTCCAAGGGCCAGGTGGAATACGCCCCCTCGGAGCGGGTCACCTCCCCTGTCCGCGGCCTGTTCCGGGCCGGGGCGGAGGGCCTCGCTGGGGGATTGGAGGCAGTAGGCCAGTCCCCTTGGTCGGGACCTCTCGGGCCCATCCTCCAAGCGGCAGGGAGCCTGGTTCCCCGCACCCCGGAGTCACTCGCCATGGCCGTACTCCCTGGCATCAAGGGAGGGAAGGCCGTGATGAGCCGAGAGGGCGCCACGACGCGTGGCCTCCTCTCCTACCCCGCGGTCGGAGGTCTCACGGCAGGTATCACGGGTGGGCCTCAGGAAATCATCCCAGGGATGGCCCAGGGTGCTGCCGCCGCCCTCGCCGGGATGACCGCCCGCGGACTGGACCGGCTGGGGGCTCGTCAGGCTGAGGTCTCCCTCGGCAGCCCTGCCGCGGTGGCCCGGGAGCAGATCATCGCCGCCCAGGAACTCGACCGCGCCGTGGTGCAGGGCACTCGCATCCCCCTCGTGGGGCGAAGCGCGTCCGAGCGCCTCATCAAGGGTTCTGGGACCATCCAGGAGGCTGCCTCCGCGGACTACGGGTCCATGCAAACCGCGGTGGAGAGGGGAATGCGCCGCCAGACTCTCTCCCTCCCCTACCTCGGAAGTATCCGGGGGAAGGAAATCACCATCCCGGCCCAGCCGGGGCAGCCGATCCCTGGTCACCCGTCCCTCACGGGGCGCCCCACTCCGGCTTCATCCATGGTGGACAACTCCTTCACCATCTCGGAAGCCTTCAAGGCGCTCAAGGACCTCCGCCAGTACGTGGCAGTCAAGACCGCCAAGGAGATGGGTTTGCCCATGTCAGACCTCCATCTCGTCCCAGGTAAGGTCCTGGCGGACGCCAGCACGATGGCCCGGGAGGAGTTCGCCCAGGCCCTCCACGCTGCCGGTCGCTCAGACCTGGCAACCGAGTTCCAGCGGGCCAGCCAGTTCTACTACAGGGCCGAGCGCCACAAGGAGGCCCTCGAAGCCCTCCAGAAGGGTGGGGCCTACAAGTCGGCAGGCCACGGGCGAGAGGGTGGCCTCGACGCAGACAAGGCCCGGCAACTCCTCTACGAGGGGAAGCTGGGGGACCCCAACGACATCCCGGAGATCGCTGCGTCCCTCACCAAGGGCTTCCCCCTCGGAGTCACCGAGGTTGAGCGCCCGGGGTTCGGCCATTCGGTGGGCCGCATCTACGCTCCTCGATTCGGCATCGCCCTCGGCACCTCGCCGCGGCGGGTCCCCATCGGGACGGACCTGACGGTGCCTCCCACCCGATTCCCCAAGGTCATCGGCGGCCTCGGGGCCCTCGGTGCGGGCAACGTCATGGCGGAGTAGGGCTCATGCCCCTCACTCCCGACAACCATCTCACCCTCATCGTGGGATGCTACATATTCACCGCCGTTTACACGACAGGAGTGTTCCTCTACCTCATGCGGAAGTTCGAGAGAATGGAGTTGAACCACCTCCGTCATATCGAACGGGCCCTCAACGAGGTCCGGGTGATGTCTGGCCTCGATCCTGTAGACTTGGACGAGGACGGATTCCAGGATGGCCAATAACCCGCGCATCGGGCAGTGGGAGAAGATGTGGTTCGTCCCCACCCTGGGGTGCTACCACAACCTTCCCATCTACCAGGTCCCTGATGATGCCGTCTGGGACGCCCTGAACGTCATCGTCCGCGACGGGGCCCTGGAGCCCCGCCCCGGCCTCACCTCCCACTCGGAGACCTCCCTGGTGGACCGCCCCATGGGTGCCTGGGTGGTGAGCGCCCTCGGGTCAGCAGCCTTCCAGGCAGATACCTTCCAGAATGACGCCTTCCAGGTCACCGGGGCAGGCTCCAACGTCATCATCCTGTGTGGCACCACCCGGAAGATTTGGGCCTACTACTCCGGTGTGTGGCATGACATCACCAACTCCGCCCTCACCGGGGGAGGCTCCGACCACGTGCGATTCACCTCCATCGAGATCAGCGGCACCATCTACACCCTCATCACGAACGGGGTGGACACCCCCCGTCAGTGGGATAACGTCGCCGCCACCGTCTCGAACGTAGGGGGCACCCCTAGCCCTCCCAAGTGGACGGACATTACCACCATCTCCAACCACATCATCGGGATCATCCCTCCCTTCACCGTCCAGTGGGGGAACAACCTCGACATCTCCACCGGCTGGCCTGCCGCCAACTTCCGGGACGTGGCCGACACGGTGGACAAGGTGGTGGCGATCCGCAACCTCGGCACCATGGGAGGAGCCCTCTACAAGGAACGCTCCGTCTGGTCCGTCATCCCCGTAGGAGGCACCGAGTCAGGCTTCTTCCGCTTCGAGTTGAGGGGACTGTGGCCAGGCCCATGCTCCCCTGCCGCGGTGGTTGATGCGGACGGGGTGCATTACTACCTCACCACCACTGGCCGAGTGGGGCGGTGGACGGGGGGTGGGCACGAGTGGGTGGCAGACGGCATCTGGGAGATCATCAAGGGCGACCTGGACTCGGTGAACATGAACCGGGCATGGGGGGTCTACGAGCCCCTCCACAACGAGGTCTACTTCTTCTACCCCAGGGTAGGGGGGTCTGGGGAAATCTACGGAGGGCTCGTGGTCCAAATCCCCCGCCCCCGGTCCATCATCCAGGACCATATCGCCTTCCCCACTCGCTTCATCAAGTCCCTGTCCTGTGGGATCGACCTTCGCCTGGAGTCCAACAAGGCCCTCGTGTTCGACGCCCTCACCTTCAAGTCCCGCTTCTTGGAGGGGGACAGTGACTTCGACGGGGAGTTCACGGGCTTCTGGCAGCAGGGGTTTGCCCCAACCAAGGGCCTGAGCCCCCACCGAATCCACGAGGTAGAGGTGTTCGCCACCCGGGAGCCCGCGGCAGGCTCCCTCACCGTCAAGCCCGTCTACTCCAACATCCTGGACGAGGAGGGGGGCTCCCTGGGAACCTCCCTCACGGTGGACCTCTCCGACTCCGCCCCGGTGCGGGACGTAAAGGGCACCGACACTCGGGGGCGATTCTTCGCCCTCCGCTACGAGTTCACGACCCCTATCCAACTCTCCTGGCTGGGGGCTCGATTGACCGCCGACCCGTTGGAGTGATAGGGTAAGTCATGCTCCAGGAACTCCATGCCT